AGTCCCCTCGGCGGACATTTTGCGAAACGAAATTGAGGAGTACATCGACGCTCGCGGCTGCGAAGGCTTCGTCGCGCCGCAGACGGTGACTGACTATGTGCTGAACCGGCAGGGCTTCCTCGCCTGCGAATGCATGAACCGGAAGATCGGGCGGATGACGAAGGATCTCAAGTTGTCCCCCTACGTCACGGCGGGGCAGGGCTACTACAAGGCCATGCGCGACGACTTCAACCTCATCATGCAGATCATCAACCGGTACAGCGGCGACAGGAACGAGGAGAAGAACGCGTTCCTGGAGCTTCTCACGAACAGGGGGTTCTAGCGATGAAATCCACTTCACGGTTTGAACAGGTTCCCGTCGACCGTCTGATCTCATATGCGCGCAACTCACGCACGCATAGCAAGGAGCAAGTTCTCCAACTGCGTGCGTCGCTCCGGGAATATGGTTTTGTCAATCCTTGCATAATCGACAAGGATTACAACATCATCGCGGGCCATGGGCGTGTGGCTGCTGCAAAAGCCGAAGGGATGACCGAAGTGCCCTGCGTGTTCGCGGAGCATCTGACGGAAGCCCAGAAGCGCGCCTATATTCTCGCTGATAACCGGCTTGCCCTGAGCGCGGGTTGGGATGAGGAACTGCTTGCGCTGGAATTCGCAGAGTTGAAGGATCTTGGCTTCGACCTCGAACTGACCGGCTTCGACGAAAAGGAAATCGAGAAACTGTTCGCCGGCGATGACAACAATGTGGAGGACGATGGCTTTGATCTGACAGCCGCCCTTGAAGAGGCGGCTTTTGTTTTACCCGGCGACGTGTGGACGCTCGGCGGGAGTCCCGCCGGCGGCCGCCACCGCCTGATCTGCGGCGACGCCACCGACCCTGCCACAGTCAGTAAACTGATGGATGGACGCAAGGCGAACCTTGTGCTCACAGACCCGCCGTACAACGTCAGCTTCGAGTCGGCGAGCGGGCTGAAGATCAAAAACGACAGCATGAAGGCGGAGCAGTTCTACGAGTTTCTGCTCTCCGCGTTCCGCAACCTCGCGGACAATCTCGAATCGGGCGGTTCCGCGTACATCTTCCACGCCGACACAGAGGGAGAGAACTTCCGCAGGGCGTTCCGTGAGGCGGGTTTTCATCTCAGCGGCACGTGCGTCTGGGTGAAGGATAGCTTCGTCATGGGGCGCTCGCCTTACCAGTGGCAACACGAGCCGATTCTCTACGGCTGGCTGAAAACGGGCACGCATAAGTGGTACGCCGGACGGAGCGAAGCGACCGTCTGGAACTTCGCCAAGCCCAGGCGAAACGCCGATCACCCGACCTCAAAGCCGCTCGACCTTCTCGCTTACCCCATCCGCAACAGCACGCAGGCAAACGGCATTGTGCTCGACACCTTCGGGGGAAGTGGTTCGACCCTCATCGCGTGCGAGCAGGCGGACCGGATCTGCCATATGCTCGAACTGGACGGGAAGTACGCTTCCGTCATCCTTCGCCGGTACGCGGAGTTCAGACAAAACGGCGGCGCGGACATCACCTGCGAACGGGATGGGCGTACGTTTGCTTACGCGGATCTCGTGAGAGAGGTGGCAGCGCGTGAATAGGCCGCTCACCCTTGGTTCCCTCTTCGACGGCTCCGGCGGGTTTCCGCTCGGGGCCGTTTTGCGCGGAATCCGGCCCGTCTGGGCGAGCGAGATCGAACCGTTCGCCATCCGGGTCACGACGAAACGCTTTCCCCACATGCGGCATCTCGGCGATATCACCGGGATCAACGGCGCGAAGGCCGAGCCCGTGGACATCATCACTTTCGGCTCGCCCTGTACCGACATGTCGGTCGCGGGAAGGCGCGCGGGGCTGGACGGCGATCAGTCCGTCCTTTTCTATCAGGCGATCCGAATCATTCAAGAAATGAGGCGCGCGACAAATGGCAGATACCCGAGATACATCGTCTGGGAGAATGTCCCCGGCGCGTTCTCCTCGAACCGGGGCGCCGATTTCAAGGCAGTCATCGACGCGGTCACCGGGATCGCCGCGCCGGGCGCCCAGGTGCCTGCGCCTGACGGGAACGGGTGGCCGTATGCCGACGTACTCCTGGGCGACGGATGGAGCGTGGCATACCGAACTCTTGACGCGCAATACTTCGGCGTCGCCCAACGGCGCAAGCGCATCTACCTTGTCGCAGATTTTGGAAGCGAACGCGCCGGAGAGATCCTTTTTGAGCGCGAGGGCGTGCGCAGGAATTTTGCGCCGTGCTTCCCAGCGGGGGAAGGAACTGCCGGCGGTGCTGCGGCTGGCGCTGGAGGCGCAGGTGGCGGGAACCGGGCCGTAGCCTTCGAGCCGGGCGCAGCCTCCCGGAAGGGAGGGCACTGCTGGGATGAACTTTCCGGGACGCTGCGCGCAGACGCAGGCGACAACCAGGCGGCGGTCGTCTACGACGCGCGCGGGACCCACGCGTGCAATCAGGGCGGCATCGCCGTATGCGTCCAGGGAAGCCTGGTCGGGCGCGAACAGAAGAACGGCCCCCGGGGCAGCGGCGTAAACGAGGAGACGGCGTTCACCCTGAATACCGCGGACCGTCACGCCGTGGCGTACGCCATGACCATGGGCGGCTTTGCGGAATTTCGGGAAGAGCAGGTTTCGACGCTCATGGCGCGGGACTATAAAGACCCGCAAGCCGTCGCGGCTCAGCCCCACTATATCGTGAGGCGGCTCACGCCGCGCGAGTGCGCCTTGCTCCAGGGGTTTCCGTCCGGCTGGTGCGCGGGACTTGAAACGCCGGAGCCGGCGGGGGCGGACATTGCCTTCTGGTCGGAGGTCTGGGAGACGCACCGCAAGGTCACGGGCACATCCTCGAAACCCAGGAGCCGCGGCCAGATCGTGAAATGGCTCCGAAACCCGCATTCCGACGCCGCTGAGTATAAGCTCTGGGGCAACGGTGTCGCGCTGCCCTGCGTATGCTTCGTCATGGCGGGCATCGTGACTTGTACACAAGACTGACCCTTAGTTTTCTCCCGATGTTTGGTACATTAATTATCACGCACTCGCTTGCTATTTCCGGCGATCTACGGGAATATGTGCCTGCCGCAAGGGCGCGAGCCCCGCGGAATCAAGGGAAAAGAGGCACAAAACATGAAAATCCGTTACGACATCACGGGCGCGGTACGCAAGGCACTGGTCGCCGCCATCAGCCAGGAACTGAACGCCCCGGTCAGGTACCTCGGGATGCCATCGGCAGCCTATGAGGTTGGCGATCTCCACATTGACAGGACCGGCACGGTGACGGGTCCGGACGATAGCGAACTGATCACCAACCTCCGCGGCCTGCACGACTTGAGAGCGGCCGGCGAGGAATACGACGAGTGCCCTGATATTGACCAACATAACCCCGGACGGTACGCCGACACCAGTGCACCGCCGACCGAAGCCATGCTGAAGCACGCGGAAGCGTGGATGGATGGCCAGCCCGGATACGAAGACCTGAACCTCACCGAACGCGAGGAACTGGGGCTTGGACGGGAACGCCGCGATGACGCGCAGGGCGAGAACGGGATGCGGCCGGGCGATGTCCCCGACCCCGAAGGCCCCGGCCGCCTCACCATCGAGGTACCGCTCAAGGGGTTCACGCCGGAGAAGCTCGAAAACCTCACCAAGCTGGTGGGCGCCAAAGCCACGCTCCTGAAAGCCGCCCTCGGCGCGGACGAACTGCCGATCCAACTGACCGGGGATACGCTGCGGTTCCCCTGGTTCTGCGAAGACATCGACGCGGACCACACCGCGGCCTACGCGGCCCTGGTGAGTCTTTTGTGTAAGACGGCGCTTTCAAAAAAACGCGTCACGGCGAAAGAGAAGGACGCCGGCGGGAATCCTAAATACGATTTTCGGTGCTTTCTGCTTTCCCTTGGTTTCATCGGCGACGAGTATAAGACCGCGCGAAAGATCCTGCTTTCGAGGCTGGAAGGCAATTCCAGTTATGCAAAGAACGGCGGGAAAGAGGAGGCGGTAAGTGATGAAGTTTCCGAGTAAGGAGCATGTCGCACGGGTTCGGTTGGCGTACCCGGTTGGAACGAAGGTCGTGTGCATATCCATTGAGGATCCGTACGCGCATATTCCCCCAGGCACAATTGGCGAGGTGACGGACACGGACGACACCGGCACTTATGGATAGCTGTTAGTTATGGAAACTAATACGCTGTAGACCGCCATTATTTACAAATCGTGTCAAAAAAACTTTCCATAATGTTCTATGAT